TTCAATTATATCAGCACATTTATTGATTCAGCATTGAAGATTGTTCAGGCAGTCATCCAAACAGTGACAGCACTAATCAAAGGTGATTGGTCAGGTGTGTGGGATGGTATTAAAAACATTGTGTCAACAGTGTGGGATGCAATTAAAAATTTGATTTCAGCAGGTATTGAACTTGTGAAATCTATCATTCAGCTTGGTCTGAATGTTGTAAAAACAGTATTCACAACTGTATGGAATGCAATCAAGGGGATTGTTCAGGCAGTATGGAATGACCTGAAGTCAGTGATTGAAACTGTATTGAATGCGATTAAGTCATTCATCAGCACAGCACTGAATGCAATCAAATCTGTATTTTCTACAATTTGGAATGCAATCAAATCTGTTGTGACAACAGTCATCAATGCAATAAAGTCAGTGATTTCATCTGTCTTTAATGCGATAAAATCAACAATCACAAGTATCTTGAATTCAATCAAATCTGTGTTCAGCAGTGTTTGGAATGGAATCAAGTCAACTGTGTCTTCAGTTATAAATGGTATTAAGTCCACTATTTCAAGTGGAATGAATGGTGCAAAATCAACTGTGACAGGTGTATTGAATGGAATCAAATCTTCATTCACAAGCATTTGGAATGGATGTAAATCTGTTGTTTCAGGTGCTATTAACAGAATTAAGTCAATTATGAACTTCAGTTGGTCATTGCCACATTTGAAATTACCACATATTTCAATCAGTGGTTCTTTCAGCTTGACACCACCATCTGTTCCACACTTTGGAATCAGTTGGTATAAGAAAGCTATGGACAGTCCTTTCATGTTCACACAACCAACATTGTTTGATGTGAATCCTGTCACAGGTACTGCAAAAGGTGCAGGTGAAGCAGGTGATGAAATCATGTATGGACATAGTAATCTAATGAATGACATTCAGGATGCAGTTGGTCATCATGACAATTTAATTGTGAAAGCCTTGAATGATTGGTTTGAACAGTTATTTGCAATCTTTGAAGAATGGTTTCCTGAATTCAAAGGTCAGTTAGTTCTTGACACAGGTGCATTGGTTGCAGAAACAGCACCTGCAATGGATGAAGAACTTGGTAAAATTATAAGAAGAAAGGAAAGACAATAATGCAGACAGTGACATTTGGAACAAAAAATTCATATGATGACTTTGGTCTAATCCTGACTGACAAAAATATTGGATTTCCTGAACCAAAGTTGGAAGAAGTTGATGTGATTGGTGCTGATGGTGTCATTGACTTGTCAGAAGTCTTGAATGATGATATCAAGTACAAAACACGAAAACTTCAGTTTACTTTTACAGTTCTGAAGGGAAACAAATATTGGGCATCAACAGTTGCTGATGTTGCAAATTACCTTCATGGTAAAAAGTTAAGAATTCAGATGGATTTTGACCCTGCCTATTATTACACAGGCAGGTGCAAAATCAATTCATTCAAGACTTCCAAAAGGTTATGCACCATCACAATTGATGCTGAATGTGAACCTTACAGACTTGATATAAATGGAAATGGTGAAAAATGGTTGTGGGACACATTCAGTTTTCAGAATGGTTTCATCAGGGTGAATGCAGTCACAGTCAATGGTTCATTGCAGGTCAACTTGCAGAATCAAAGAAAGATTGTATCACCAACATTCACCTGTTCAACAGCAATGACTGTGACATTTGATGGTGTTACATATAACCTTCCAAAAGGAAAAACACAGGTTTTTGGAATCAGACTTCAATATGGAACAAATTATGTGACATTCAAAGGAAATGGAACAGTCAAAATTGAATATCAAGGGGGTGCATTATAAATGTATCGTGTATATTGTAATAATTCCCCTTTGTATGATTTAAGGGATGAAGACCTTGTTTTGATTTCCCCAATTGTAAAGATTGGGGAAAACACAGCAGGGTCTTTTGAATTCAGTATTCTTCCAAAACATCCACACTATGAAGAAGTTAATGAATTGACTTCAGTCATCACAGCTTATGATGGTGATGAAGAAATCTTTTGTGGAAGGGTTGTGGAAATTACAAAAGATTTATACAACAGAAAGAAAGTCATCTGTGAAGGTGAACTTGCATATTTCAACGATTCTATTCAAAGACCTGCAAGATATCAGGGATTGACAATCAGGGGTTATCTTGAAACCTTGGTGAACATCCATAATCAGCAGGTAAAGAATCAGGGCATTGATAAAACCTTCAAAGTTGGTGCAGTTACTGTTCAGGATAAAAATGATTATATTTATAAATATACCAATTGGGAATCCACATTGGAAGTCATCAAGACAGATTTATTGAAAACCTATGGTGGTTATTTGAGAATCAGAAAAGAAAATGGTGTCAGATATCTTGATTACCTTGCTGATTATCCAAACACAAACACACAGGTGATTGAATTTGGTTCAAACTTATTGGATTTCACACATGATATGGTTGCTTCTGACATTGTCACAGCAGTCATTCCACTTGGTGCAAGACTTGAAGATGTCACAGAAGTTGAAGGTCTTGATGCTTATTTGACAATCAAAGATGTCAATGGTGGTGTTGATTATGTGTATTCACAGGAAGCAGTCAAAAGCTATGGATGGATATTCAAAACAGTCAAATGGGATGATGTTCATGTTGCAGATAACCTTTTAAAGAAAGGGAAGGAATATCTGACAGATATTCAGTTTGCACAGATTACATTGACAGTATCTGCTGTTGACCTTCACATGCTTCATGTGGATATGGAAAGAATCAAAGTCCTTGATGAAATCAGGGTAACATCATCACCTAATGGTCTTGATAGATTTTTCCCTGTGTCAGAAATGACAATCTATTTGGACAAACCATCAAACAATAAGTTGACTCTTGGAACATCCTATTCCAAGAATAGCTTATCAACAAAGACAGAATCAAATATGACTTCAATCAAAAATAAGATTGATAGTCTTCCAAACAAGTCAGAAATCCTTGAAGAAGCAAGGGAAAATGCATCACAGTTGATTCATTCAGCAACTAATGGTCATGTTGTCACAACTGCTGATGAACAACTTATCATGGACACTGCTGATAAGAAGACAGCAAGAAAACTTTGGAGATGGAACTTGAATGGTCTTGGATATTCTAAGACAGGTTACAATGGCACTTATGACACAGCAATAACAATGGATGGTCAGATTGTCGGTGAAAGACTTATTGGTGGTTCAGTTACTGCTGATAAGTTATCAGTATCATATAAATCATCAGTAGAAAAGCAGATTTCAGATGCAATTGATGATTCTAATGATTACACAGATGATAAGCTGAAATCCTATTGGACAAGGGTTGAAGTTGAAACTGCAATCAAAAACACAAAAGATGCAGTTCTCATTTCTGCAAAAGAAACTGCAACATCTTATACAGATGATAAACTGAAATCTTATTCAACATCTGCACAGATTAAAGTCAAAACAGATTCAATTGAATCAGAAGTTAAGAAGAAGCTGAACAGTTCAGAACTATCAACTAAGATTCAACAGAATGCATCAGCAGTCAAAATTGCATGGAATAACATCAGTAAGTATGTACAGTTTGAATCAGGTGAATTAAGAATCTATGATTCTGCTGTTACTTCATCACAGAAATTAGTTTCAAAATTTAATTATAATGGTTGTCACTTTTATAGAAATGATTATTATGTTGGTAAAATTGGAACAAATGAATTAAAAAGTGATTCATCTAAAAAGGGATTGAATTTTGACCTTGAATCCAATGGTGCTTATATGACATGGGCATCAAAAGATTCATCTTCAGCAAACGTATACAGCATGAAATGGACATATGTTCAGAAAAATAAAGGTTGGGGCAACTACACAGCAGGTGAACTTCATGCAGGATGTAATGTGGACATGCATGGATGGACATTGAAAAACCCTTCATTTGAAGGTGGTGGAATCAATGGAACACTGAATTTTGTACAGATATTAAGAATGGACAGTGATGGAACTGTTGCTTCATGGTCAAATGGTTGTAAGATGCAGTTTAAAAATGGAATCCTGATTTCAGGAACATGGAATGGATAAGGAAGGTGTTTAAATGTCAATTTATAAAACAATACCTGATGCAGAAAAAACAGAAAAAGAGAATCAGCAATCAGAAGTTATATGTGCAAAGAAACAAAAAACATATACACAGGAAGAAGTTCTTGCAATGCTTGAACAAGTTCAGAAAGGGGAAATTGAAAAATGATGGGTGCGATATTTGAAGAAGAAAAACCAAGACCATTGACATTAGAATTGGAAACTGCAAAGGCTATGGTTTTGACAGCAGTAAATAAAGCAAAACAGGAATGTGGAATTCCAAACTTCATCATGGAAGGTGTAATTGCAGAAATTCATTCACAGATTACATCACAAGCTAAAGTTGAAATGATGAATGATTTCAATTTATATATTGAAGAAATCAAACAGGAACAGAAAAAGAAAAGTGAAGAAGATGAAAAGGAAGGTGAAGAATAATGGCAAACATTAAACCCTATACAGATGAAATTGCAAATGCTGTCTATGGTGAAGAAGTCAGAAGTTCAATCATCAATGCACTGAATAAAGTCAATGATGATAATAACAGTTATCAGGACATCAAGAATCAGATTGTTGCTTCCAAGGATGATGTCAATGAAGCTGTTGCAGAATTTGATGCAAAGGTTGCTTCAGCACAGAATGCAACAACAGCACTTATTGATGCAACATCCAAAGGGAACACAGCAAAGTCTGCACTTGACAGTGCAATCACTTCAGCAAACACAGCAAGAACAAACTTGGTTTCAGCAACATCTTCAGCAAACAATGCTGAAAGCACACTGAAGTCAGCAACATCAACTGCACAGACTGCAACAGCATCTGCAAATGATGTGAAGAAGAATCTTGATTCTTCCATCAGTTCAGCAAACAGTGCTAAATCTGCACTTGATACTGCAATCAGCAATGCAAAGACAGCTAAATCAAACCTTGATACAAGTACATCAACAGGTAACACTGCAAAGAACAATCTTGATACTGCAATCAGTAATGCAACCAAGACAAGAAGTGACCTGAATGCAGTTATCAGTTCAGCACAGTCTGCACAGTCATCTTTGTCAGGTGTTATTGCACAGGCATCAACAGCACAGACAAACCTTCAGAATGCCACAAACAGTGCAACCAATGTATTCAATCAGCTTACTGCTGAAAATGTTTCAGCAAAAGCAAACCTTGATGCATTAAGAAGTGAAGACTTCAATGCACAGGAAATTCTGTCAGGTGTCACAGATATCAGAGCATATCTTGGAATGATTGAAACAGAAGATGTTCTTGGTATCACTATAGACTATAAGAACAAGACTTGCACAAGAATAGCAGGTGCAAAGAATCTGACAGCAGGTGCGGACTTTGACAAGTTCAGCATGTATGGTGGAAGAAAAAGATGCAATGTGTCTGATGGTGGAACAATCAATGCTTACTATGGTGATGAAGGTTACACAGAAGATGGTTCAAATGGTCAGGTCATGGTATATCAGCCTAAGTTCTATTATCTTGTGTGTCCACTTGAATATGACAGACAGGAAACAGGCTATGGTTATCATTTAAGAAAAGCAAACTACTATGTGAGCGAAACACAAAGGGCAGGATTCAAACTTCATCCTGCATTCTATGACAAGAATGGAAATGAAGTTGATTATATCCTTATGTCAGCATATGAAGGATGTATTTATGACACATCTGCAAATGCTTATTTAAAAAATGATGAGCAGGTCATGGATGCTTCCAAAGACAAGTTCAGTTCCATTGCAGGTGCAAGACCTGCTTCAAGTGTATCACAGAACCTGACAAGACCAAACATTGAACAGATGGCAAAGAACAGGGGTGAAGGTTGGCATTCACTTGGAATTAAAACAACATCTATGGAACAGTTACTGATGATTGTTGAAATGGGAATGATGAACCTTCAGACTGCTATTGGTCAGGGTGTTGTCAATCTTCTTTGGACAACAGGTTCTGACACAACAAGTTCTTATGCAGGTGCAACAGGTTCAACTGCTTCACTTGGTAATGGAACAGGCAGAGCAACAAAAACAACCACATATGAAGGTGGCAAAGCAACAGACTACACAGTGGATGGAAAAACTTCTATTTGTTATCGTGGTGTTGAAAACTTTTGGGGTAACATTTGGAAATTCGCATATGGAATCAACTTTTATTGTGAAGTTGGAAAACCATTTTTAGGTTATGTGTGTAAAGATTTCAATTATGCTGAATCTAAGAGAACAGATAATTATGAAAATATTGGTTTCGCACTTCCATCAGAAAATGGATATGTTTCAGCAATGGGATATTCCACAAAGTATGATTGGTTGTTCTTACCTTCTGAAGTCAAAGGAAACAGTTCATTACCTGTTGGTGATTACTACTATCAGAACAATACTTGGGATGGATACAGGATTACTCTATTGGGCGGTAGTTGGATTAATGGTTCTGTTGCGGGTGGTTTCTATTGGAGTTTGATTAACGGTGTTGGGGATCGTAGTCGTAGTATCGGCGGTCGCTTGGTGTATGTACCAACAGTCACTGTTTAATTAAATATATGGGTTAGGTAATTGTTGATGGCAACATCTTCCACCTTGTTGTTATATCTGTACACAATAAAAACATTTTCAAGATTACTCAATTAGGCAGTAATTGGAATAATGGTTCTAATGCAGGTAGTTTCTATTGGAATTTGAATAACAGTGTTGGGAATCGTAATCGTAATATCAGCAGTCACTTAGTAAATGCGTGGTTGATTTCAGGCAGTCCAAAAGGACTGTCTGTTTTCATATAAAAAATTGTGGAAATTACTTGACCCTGCCACTTGGCAAAACACAAAAGCCTGTCATTCATTGATGACAGCACATGGAATGAATCTGTTTTGGTAAATCCTGAAAGGAAGTTGAAGAATCAGAAACACGCATACAAAAATGACAGAAAGAATTGGTGGTTGTAATTATATGAAGCGTTATGGACATTTATATGAAAAGATTTATGATATGGAAAATTTGAAGTTAGCACATCAACATGCAAAGAAAGGGAAAGGATGGTATGCAGAAGTGCAAATGATTGATTCTGACCCTGATAAGTACCTGAAGGAATTGCAGGACATGCTGATAAATAAAACCTATCATACATCTGAATATGAAGTGTTCTATAAAAATGAGCATGGGAAGACAAGAAAGATTTATAAACTTCCTTATTTTCCTGACAGGGTCGCACAGTGGGCAATCTTGCAGGTAATTGAACCATATTTAATCAAGCACCTTATTTCTGATACCTTTTCAGCAATACCTGACAGGGGAATTCACAAAGGACTTAGCAGGGTAAAGAAAGCAGTCCAACATGATGTTCCAAACTGTCAATATTGTCTGAAGATAGATGCAAGACATTATTATCAATCAGTGAATCATGACATTCTGAAACAGAAATACAGAAAGATGTTCAAAGATAATGACCTTCTTTGGATTCTTGATGAAATCATTGATTCAATCAACACAGCAGAAGATGAAGACCTTGTTTCAATATATCTGTTAGATGAAGATATTGACCCAAACACAGGAATTCCAATTGGAAACTATCTGTCACAGTACAGTGGGAATTATTACTTCAGTGATTTTGACCATTGGATGAAAGAAGTCAAGCATGTCAAATATTACTTCAGATATATGGATGACATTGTGATTCTTGCAAGAACTAAGGAAGAACTGCATCAGTTGCTGAAAGAAATCAATGAATACTTCCACAACAATATGAAGTTAGAAATCAAGAAGAATTATCAAGTGTTTCCAACTTATGTCAGGGGTATTGATTACCTTGGTTATAGAGTGTTTGTTTCCTATGTGCTATTAAGAAAGCAAACCTGCAAAGACATGAAAAAGAAAATGGTGAAGATAAGGAAGAAAGTTGAATCAGGGAATATGATGAACTATTCAGAATGGTGTTCAATAAATTCTTACAAAGGTTGGACTGATTATGGAAATTGTTTCAGACTGACACAGAAATATGTTGAACCATTGATTCCATATGCAACTAAATATTATGAATTGAATGTCAAGAAAGGTGGAAAAGTAGCATGAAACAGTATGGAACACAAAGAAGTACAGTGAAGCCTGAAGGTGTGGAAATCACTGAATCAAAGGTTTTCACTTATGAAAGCATTACTGAAATTAAAGTGAAGAATCCTGAATCAGATGATGAAGTTACAATGTATGAATTCACTTTAACAGAATATGACAAAGATGAATACATCAGAATTCAGGCAGAAAAGAATGCAAGTCTTGAAGAACAAATGACACAAGCACAAGAAGCTATGTGTGAAATTTATGAAATGATGGTATAGAAAGGAAGTGATTATCATGGTGAAGATTTATGCAAGTCTTATCATCAAGGGAATCAAAACCATTGGTGATGTACCAACAAGAATTAAAGATGAAGTCAAGCAGGAATTGGTCAAAGAAGGTCATCCTGACCTTGCTGAAGTAGGTGATGAAGGTTGATAACCAATCTTATCATAAATATTTTATTTAGAAAGGAAGTGGAAAACATGGCAGTAGTATATGCAACACTTATCATCAAGGGTGTGAAGACAATTGATGATGTCCCTGCAAGAATCAAGGACAAGGTTGTTCAGGTTCTGATTGACCTTGATTGTGGTGATTTAGCAGGTCAGGCATAAGTCAATAACACACAGCAAAGCATCATGCAGAAATGCATGGTGCTTATTTTATGCAGAAAGGAAGATAAACAAAATGAATATTAAAGAAGGAATTTGCACAGGTATTGGTGTCATTGGAAGCATCATTGCATCAGCGTTTGGTGGATGGGACACAGGTTTGATTACATTACTTATTTTTATGGGAATTGATTACTTTTCAGGATTGGTGGTTGCAGGTGTTTTTCACAAGTCCAACAAAACTGAATCAGGTGCATTAGAAAGCAAAGCAGGATGGAAAGGACTTTGCAGGAAATGCATGACCCTTTTGTTTGTATTGATTGCATATAGATTAGATTTAGCAATTGGTGTGGATTACATCAGAAATGCAGTCATCATTGGATTTATGGCAAATGAATTGATTTCAATTGTGGAAAATGCAGGTCTTATGGGTCTTCCATTACCTGATGCAATCAACAAAGCAATTGATGTTTTAACAGAACAGAAAGAAGGGTAATAAATGACTAATCATGAATTCATCAAGAAAGTTGCAGATACAGTCTGCAAGGTAGCACTGTCTTATGGAATCTTGGTTCATAGTCCAATCATTGCACAGGCAATCTTAGAAAGTGGGTGGGGCAAGTCAAAACTTGCTTCCACCTATCACAATTATTTTGGTCTAAAATGTGGGACTAAATGGACAGGAAAATCAGTGAATCTGACAACACAGGAAGAATATGAAGTTGGAACACTGACAACCATCAAAGACAATTTCAGGGTTTATGACAGCATGGAAGATGGAATCAAAGGGTATTTTGAATTCATTCAGCTTCCAAGATATAGCAATCTGAAGGGCATCACAGACCCTAAGACATATCTTGAAACCATCAAGGCAGATGGATATGCAACATCTTCTACTTATGTAGATAACAACATGAAGTTAATCAATCAGTATGATTTGACACAGTACGACAAGAAAGAAGGTAACAACAGTATGTCATATGATAGAACAGCAGTAGTGAATCAGGCAAAAGCATGGCTTGGATATAATGAAGCAGATGGTTCACATAGAGCAATTATTGATTTATACAACACACAGAATCCAAGACCAAGGGGTTACAAGGTAACATATACAGATGCATGGTGTGCAACCTTTGTATCTGCTGTTGCAGTGAAACTTGGTTATACAAGAATCATTCCAACAGAATGTTCATGTAATTACATGATTAAAGGTTTTCAGCAGATTGGATGTTGGGTTGAAAATGATGCATATGTTCCAAAAGCAGGTGATGTGATATTCTATGATTGGCAGGATTTAGGCATTGGTGACAATGTTGGTTCATCTGACCATGTAGGAATTGTTGAAAAATGTGATGGTAATACAATCACAGTCATTGAAGGAAATATTTCAAACAAGGTTGGAAGAAGAACACTTGCAGTCAATGGAAAGTATATCAGAGGATTTGGTGTTCCTGCATACACAACACAGTCTGCATCCACACCTGCACCTTCTACAACAAAGAAAGACATCACAACCATTGCAAAGGAAGTCTTAGCAGGTCAGTGGGGTAATGGTGATGACAGAAAGAACAGACTGACAAATGCAGGTTATGATTATGCAACAGTTCAGGCAAAGGTCAATGAACTTGTAAGTGGTAAAACATCCACACCAACAAAATCAGTTGCTGAAGTAGCAAAAGAAGTTCTTGCAGGAAAATGGGGAAATGGAACTGCAAGAAAGACTGCACTTGAAAATGCAGGATATAACTATTCTGAAGTTCAGCAGAAAGTCAATGAACTTTGTGGACAGAAGTCTGTGACTGAAGTTGCAAAGGAAGTTATTCAGGGAAAATGGGGCAATGGTGCAACACGAAAATCTAAGTTAGAACAGGCAGGATATAATTATTCTGCTGTTCAAGCAGAAGTAAACAGACTTTTGCGTTAG